TTGGAAACAAATCTTAACATAAAATACTTACTAAACTAAGTCCCCTTCACCGAGAGAAGTAAATAAGTTATCAAAACCAAGTCCCACATTTAATTTATTGGCGTGTGGGCGCGTCAATATTCTTAGACACACAGTATAGCCCGAGTAAGGCCTAGACTGATTATAGCCGCCTAAGCATCGGTATTTAGGAACCGTAAACCCTAGTCATATTACAGGTGACCAACCATCGCTCTATGTGTCCAATTTAGATTGGGGATTCCGCACCCTCTGGGCTTGGACGAACACCTAAATTAGGCTTATTAACACTAAAAGCTTGCGCAGCTCTCGGTTGCGTATGTTTACGCTCGAGTTCTCCAACTACTGCTCCCCATCCTTTCGGATGTGAATCCATAGCTGAATTTAACTGCTGAAATCGGCCACTTTTCTTAGACTTGCCATCACCCAAAAATAGCGGATTAGTTTTCTCATATCCATTAGAATGCGTAACGTCATATGGGGTATCCAAAACGTTGGCAAAGCTACGGGAATCCTTTTCAAGGATATTAGGATCTGTCTTTCCGCTCCTATATATTTTAGGAGGGGCCGGATTATTAAGATAGGACCAATGAATCTTATCATAACCTTTAGCATAGTCCGAAGGATAATTAATCTCTTCGTAAATATGCTCAGGATATTGAATATCCTCATAGTTATGAGCTTCATAATCTCGTGGCTGTAGATAACTTTCGCTATCCGAAGACCCGGATTCATACGAATGGTCGCTAGTTCCGTCACCAGAGCGACGCGAACCATCGATACTTCTCCCAGAGAATTGAGTATATTGATTCATATTAGTCGTATCGAGATTGCCAGATTGGCCCGAAGAGGAACTTCTGCCAAGTAAGGCGAGTTGTTGATCGAAGTTTTGCTTTGACAAATCTTTTTGATGTTGGTTATTCATCATTGCAAGTTGTCTTTGAGTCTCTAATTGCTTACGAAGATATTCGTCCCTCCACTTCTGATATTCACCAAACTGTAATGCAGATGAAAGGCCTGAAAACAAGCCCCCAGCCGCAGACGCGCCCAAAAGGGCCGCACTAGCTTGGCGAACAAAAAGCGTTTTGTGAAAACGCTCAATAAGTGAAGTGGGACTACTAGTCACCCAAGATTCGAACCCTGCAATTGGTACCGCAGGCAATGTATTAACATTGTCTATAGGCTCAATATTGTCAAAAACAATATTAGTCGACAGAGCTGTGCGAATCATACGGCGAGAACTACTCCTAATTATAAAGGTACCATCCGCATAAGCAATTCTCGTGAAGTTTCTTCCATCCACAATGACATCAAATTGAATTATTGTCGTCCCCAAGCGCTCAGCCATCAGGTCAAGGTTATTGAAGATTCCATAAATTCCAGGTGCCAATAATGGATAGAATCCACTATCATTATTTACCGTCGAACTAGTTCCTGGTCGCACCAAAGCACCAAATTTAAGCCCAGCTGGCAACGCTGTTGTTGGGACTGCGTTGCCAGTTTGAGTATAAGTGAACTGATAGAAACGATCCTCTGGCTTACCCTCAAAGGGCATACTGAGGTCCTCCCATCTAAAGTTCTTCTCTGAGGGTAACAAATTTTCAAGCGCAACTGCTGCAGAGAGTGCAGGACTACCACTAATAGCATTGACATTAAAGAATGACCCCTGAGGGCTACCAAAAACGTCAATTGGATTGTAGAAACTATCAGTAGGTTGGTCGACAGTATAAAGAAAGACTTTATCATTAATATTTGTCGCGGGACCCGTGATAACATAGTCGCCATTGTTATCAAGTTCCACATTACATCTCTGTAAATTAGTGCAATCGAATTGGAGCACACATCCATTTTCGAAAGCATGTAATCTTGTACACTCCATTCGCATTCCCCCAAAGCGTACCTTGTAAGAAGGAATAGAGTAAACAGTTGACGTAATTCCAGGATCGTTCCCGCGATAACTGAATTTATTTGTGAATGAAATGTCCACATCACCATATGCAAAATACATTGAATACGGTCGGTAATATTTCGGATACTTTCCAGAATCCAAAATAGTTGTTGGATATGGCAAATTTCCATTCTTTCGCTTATCAACGACTATTAATCCGGGCTCATAACTCATGTTGAGATTGCAAAGATTTGCCATCCCAAATTCGGGTTTAAATGAACCTGAATGCCAACCACAATCTGGATAAGATCGAGTTTCGGAGAGACGATTACAAGGATTCGAAGTGCCGATCAAAAGATCAACATTTCTTCCCTGCAAAATTCCAGCAAGTGAAATTCTCGTAGCTCCATCCACAATAGTGGTAATCGTATTGTAGGGCTGCATTAATAAACAATTTGGTCCAAGTCGAACATTGACAAATATCGGATAATTAACATCATCATTTCGCTGCACGTTCTGGGCTGGGTGATCAACCATAAGAACAAGTGCTGGCCACTTCTCCGGATCATTCTTAGTAAGACGATAGAGGCCACTGCGACGATTATCATTAAGTATCGTACACATTGTCAATGTATTATTCAAATTTATCTCTTCAGCAGCTACAAGCTGTAAATCATCAAGTGACACCTTAGCCTGATCATCAGGGATCCAACCAAGTTTCAACCATCCAATTGAGCCTGCAGCTCCTCCGATCAAAATCTGAACATCTATTTGAGGAATTATCGCCTGATGAAAAGCAATATATTCTTGGATTCGCTTTGGGAGTGTTGATGGATCCAATGAAATTCTCAGCACCTCAGCTCCCTGTTGAAGAGAGCCATTAATAGTTCCACTCTTTTCTGACCACCGGTGATAAACACGATAAATGCTATCACGCTTGTCGAAGGCTGCACCCGTACCCGCAGGATTATCTAGAGCCATAGCTCCAGGGTTTATCACACGAACAGGGGATACAGTATCAACATTGGTCGCGATTCCAGTATCAGGGGAGATACTAGGATCAGTAGAAACCATTTGAGTGCCAGGGACAACATGTTCAGCCGACTTAGAGACATTCATTTGTCTAACGAATGGAATTCCAACAACAGCCGAGAGTCTTTGATCTCCAGTGTTATGGTATTGACCATTTTGTCGGACCATAGCAACAGGACGAGCCCTATTATACTGATCCATAATTCCAGCTGCAGCATGTTCACGAGCTTCCGCCTTAGAACTACCGATACCAGCTGAAATCATACACTGGTCATTTTCTAAATCACAACACTGAATCTCACACTCCCATTCTTCCAGAGTACGGGTAAAGGATAACGATGGTTTTGTCACCTTTCCTTTCTGGAAGAGCTCGTTAAGTTTGGAGTATATAGACATTTTCTGAAAATATCTAGAAGTACGTTTATTCATAAATTTATCTCCGGTGACCACAGCTTCGGGAAGTTTATTAAGATATTGAAGAAATTTAAGATAAGAAGGAGAAGGATTATCAATACGGAAATATTCACGTATCTGCGTGGTAGGAACAAAATTAGATGTCTCTTGATCTTGATCGCAAAGTACATTCCAGTCTTCTTCGATGGACGAGTTAATTTCGTCAATCTCTGAGAGATTGACTCCATGCCCAACCACCGAATTCATAAAGGAATTTTGATAAATTTCCGATTGAATATCCAATCTTGAACGAAAATTAAAATACTGTGAAATTTTGGGACGCAACTCGATCGCTGTTCGAATTGCATTATGAATTTGTTGGTAATATTCTTCTTCCCAAAGTGCTGCTTCCCACTGTGCTACAGTAAATAGTGCACCAAGGTGTTCATGACTTAAACTAGTAACATAATGAAAATGGCTATTAATACTAATTTTCTTAAGAGCACCTACATAGAACGGATAATTATCCAATTTCCTAAAATATCGGCTAATCCATGACGCCTCATCATATGTCTCGAAATACTTAAGTTTTCCGGACTTATCAGAGGAAGTCATAGTCATACCGAATAATTCTTTAAGTTCTAAACTTAATGTAACAAGATTAAAGAAATCCTTAATCTCATCGCTAACGGTAAATATGACATCATCCCCATAGAAGGCTCGATGAACAAGCCTTACATACATCGCATATGTGGCAATTTCATCTCTTCCATTCTTCCAACATAGGCGTATGTAGCAGGTGAATACCATATAATCGTTACACTTACAATTGAGTGATGCGGTAACCACACAACCGGAGGGCATACCTCCAACCGTATATGTTAATGCAGTTCCAGTAACTTGGAGCCTACGACTAATAGATGCAAAAGTTGAACTTAATTCATTTTTGAGGTGAGGATTTGCTTCAATAAGAAGATCTCTTACATCATCAAATACACTCACAGGAATGAGCCTATCAAAATTTTTATAATCACCAGTAAACACATTTGGGTGTTGACTAAGATATCTAAATAATTTATCAAAATCAGAATATGCATTAATCCCAATTCCGCAATTCCTATCCCATAACATAGCACGAGCATTAAATTCACCCAGGGTCCATCTTTCAAGAAGTACTCCAAGCAAATCCTGAGCCGTAAAGGTACGAGGAAGAAAAGCTTTTTCGGGTTTCAACTTTTCCATCTTAAGTAATTCATTAAATGCTATCCAAGGACGTTTTCCTTGGGTAACAAGTTTCTTCGCTTCATCATACATTTCTTGAACAAATTCAGAGGCTTCATTATCCTTCCAAGAATATGAGCCGTCTTCCTTAAGTTCAATTACATCACTTTTCTTTTGAACAGTATATAACTGTTTCATCGTAAAGCCAATACTCGAGTCTAATTCCATTCCCTGGAGACCAGCTCGAAGACGGTGTTGAGTATCATAACCACGAAGAACTTGTTCATCAGTCAACAAATTAAGATTAGCATAATATTCTAAAATATTTGAACGATATTGTTGCTTAGCATAATTTCTTAAATCTATAGGTGGAGTAACAATAGGGTGTGCCCATTTGAGAGCAGCAGTTATTCTAGAATTAGGAAGTCCTGCTCTATCAACGGCCAACAGTGCACGAATTTCTTCGGGCGCATTGTGACCATCAAATCGAACTGGAACTTTATGTGGTATTAAAGAAGTTAGTTTACGAGAGAATGGCGTTGGTTTATATATCCCATTAGGCTGAGGGGACATATTTCTATGTGCAATGCCCAGTACTTGAACAGTTGCATTATTCTCTACTTTCTCAAAGGGTATATCAGGAAGCAAGCCACGACGTTGCCTAGCTATATATTGATTAGCAATGTCTAAGACATCGCTACAGACATATACTTCCTCAGTGTCCGAAATGGGCAGTGGGATATTCCCTTGTCTTGAGAACGTAAGCAAGGAACCGAATTCCCTAACTTCTCTTCGCTCCGCATCTTCTGCACATAAGTACAGTGTGACGAGGACCCGACGCTTATTTTCTTTTGTAACATACACGTCAGCATATAATCTAAAGTTCTTAACAAAACTAATAGAATTAAATACGTTATATAATGAAGGAAAAGCGACATCCTTAGTACAATAATTAATTGTTGTATTAGCAGGTATCCTTCCCTCAGATAAACCAAGGGAATCAGCCGTCGCAGTCTTCCAACCATTTGTTACGCGAATTCCTTCACGAGCAACATCAGTTAGAAACTGCGTATGACTATGGGATACACTACCATAAAATTTTGGACCAGAATTTTTAATAATAAGTCCACGGAAGTTTCCACGTACCTTCATATAAAAATCCAATTCTTCTCTAAATGTTGATGGAGATGAATCATGTATTGGTGACCATACAAGTTCATGTATGGCTGCTCTAGGTGTAATAGAAGCAGTAACAACACATTCATCAGGCCCACAGAATTTACAAATTTCTTGCTTAAGAAAATCGTTTGTCCACTTAGAAATATCTTCCTTATAAACTAGAGCCATTATTCCTAGTGATGCATATCCTTCAACATTTCCCATACAATGAATTCCCAATAAACGATTATGAAATCTAGTTTTCTCAGCCGGAAAATATGGTAACCCACAATCTCCAAAATAAGTCAACATGATATCAAACGTCGCAAAATCTATAATTCCAAATTCTTGTATTCCATCTGAATCAATCTGATAGAAATCCTGCACCATTTCACTACGACCTTGGATCCATTGTTCACGCTTTAACGATCCAAACCGCTGGAAGGCAACATTCACCCCACCAGAATTATATACTTCATTTTTACTTAAAAATAAATTTGAAATATCTGGGAAATCTTGAATCCCATCAATAGTCCATACAGAAAGATCACGCGCCTTATAAGTGCATTTCAAGGTTGCCCTATAAAACACACCACCAAAGGCATCACATCCCACATATAAACTACATCGGGGCATACTCCTCAATGACTTAGCAACATGTCCAACTGTCACAAGCATATTTCGTTTAAGAAATATACCATAACATGCCTGTTCTCCAGACGGTTCTTTAAAGAGTTTCTCTTCAAAAGAATTGTGGACATATACTTGGCACATATTTCTACGTGCTTTGGTATGTGCTACCTCAATATAAGGCTTATATGCATCGTAATCATTCATATCTACTAAGGTCAATACATCTTGCTTCTTCATTTGTCTAGAAATAACTGATTGAATGGCTTCCTTTATCTGAGGAACCGAATCCTCACCATCAGACCAATTATTAGGGTTACGTTTCTTTGGCTTACGTTTACTTACACGAAGAATGTCTTCATCAGTATCGTAATCAATTCGCTTCTTCTTAGGCTTTGGACGTTTCTCATCATAATATTCATACTCGTCTTTATCAGGCGCCATAGAATTAGCTAATTTACCACAAAGATAAGTGATTGTTTTAAGCGTCAAAAATATGGTAGTTATTATTACCATACCGTCAATGCAAAATTTAGTGAATTTACCAATTGGGGTGTCAAAGAAATTAGTAATTTTATCTTTATAATGTTTAAGTCGTTCCTTCATTACATTCTCACGTTGCTCTTTAGCATAAAACCATTGAGCACGGATGAATGATGGATGACGTTTTAAAAATTCAGAATTAACAAAATTTAGAAAAGCACGAATTTGTTCGAAATTTAGTTTATATTTAACAGGAATATTAACCCCAGTATCAAATATATCCGTAAATGGGATCTCCAATCCCTGACTAGCAGTGATTAGAATAACACTAACATCTGTATGTATACATCTAATATTACTATCACTATTTATAACTAAATTGCTTTTAGTGCAAATAGTGTTGTCTACACACGTAAAAGCACCTATATTACTTACGTTTACTTTAATCCTAGGGGTGATATTTGAACTACTCATAATACGAGCGAGACGTTGAACCTCACTAATACAAGCATTAAAATCAAAACCAGAACAGTTAACCTGAAATTGTTGATAACTATCCCTAAATTTAGTAGACAATTTTGACGAAATATATAATTTCCATGGACTACGGCCAGCCTTATCAAAAGCGGCTTTGTCCATGTGAATGAGAGACAAGCTCTCATAAGTTAAATTTGTAAAATCAACATTTTTAATATCAGATGCTTCAAGGATATAATCATAATCGCCACTAGGAACTTCGTCCACAGCAGTAACTATAAATTCCTGTCGCATCTTAATAAATTCAAGATATCGAGTATAAATATGTTGGGTTAAATTTTGTGTAAAAATTTCCGGCTTCGGATAATAACTATATAAGTAATACCAACCCAACAGACACAAAGGACTAAAGGCTGATATCCAATAAGGAAATAATGAGTAAATTAAATACATAGCTAATAGAGGGCCGAAGAATCGAGGTATAAAATCAATACATTCCATAGTATAAACTGAAGGTTTAAACATTTGAGAATTCACAACGACGATCTCATCATTATACGAAGGCATAACTTCACCATCAAAAACTCCACAAAGTCCAAGACGACGAGTTGCACCAGTTATTATATAAGGATGATCACGCTGGAGTGAGATAGTTAACTCGTTAAATTTAACTTTCTTATACTTATTGGGTAAATTTGAAGCAAAAAGAAATATTGAGCCGTCATCGCAACCATGGTTATAGAACTTCATAAACGTGTCTAAATCAGCCTCACTAGTAGCACCAGAAAAGACATCATCGAACACAGCAATTATTCTACTTCCGTAATGCTTATTAACAATTTGAGAAAAATCTGTAATTTTAATTACATCATAGCGAAAAGTTCTTGAAAGGAATTCAGTAAGTTCTAAAATTTTTGGAGTTTTTCCTGAGCCAGGGGGTCCTCTCAAATGGCAAGAATAGTGAATTTTATGGTCATTTTGTTGTACAACTTGTGACATTGCCATTGTTCGAACATGTTCGCTCTCCATCTTACGATAGCGAGACTGAATCATATTTTTAAGAGCTTCCGGTTCAAGATCTCCAGTATGTTCCAATTTTTGAAGTTCATTATTCCACTGCATATGTTTTAAACGTAAATGGGAAAAATCTGTCTTATGACCAGAAGGATCAGTGTAATTAAATTTACCAGCTACTCGTTCATTCCATTCAACCTCAACAGCGATTATTCGTCGCCAAAAAGGATAAACAGAATCGCTAGAAGTACTAGCAGCCAATCGTCCTTGGAGTGTGTAAAAATCTACGTTTGTCGTCGCAAAAATTACATGGAATGGACAAGGAGTTACCTTATGTTCAATGTCAGCAGCAGGACAATTAAAATATGCAGGCGAACATATTCCTTTCAAATTACCAAGAAGAAGATCTTCTTTTAAATTCGAAGATGTCGCTACCTCATCAAAGAAAGCGACTCGTTGTCCGGAAAGGGGGGGCCAATATTTATCGTCAGGTCTTACTTCTATATAATCAAATGAAATGTCTCCATTGTCCAAAAGGGTAATGGCATTTGGTATGAGATAATCTTGAGTAAATCTGGTCTTACCAAGTGCACCGGCACCTGATAACAAAACTAAAAATGGTTCCTGCCTTTTAAATTTAGGAATTGAAGAGGTTAAGATTTCATTTCTGCGCTGAGTTACAGCGGTGAAAAGTCCCTGAAGAGGGAACAATAATGCCGAATCAGACTTAGGACAAGTTCGTATAAAACGTGAACATGACTCTAAAGATTTTCCAATATCATAAAGTTTGCGGTTGTTACGCGCAAATTCATGAGTAGGAATCTCCATAAAAGAGTTAAATTCAGCCGTATACTGTTCAACCATTGTCATTATTCCATTAGAAGTTATAGCTGAAAATTTAGTTAGATCATCAATAAGATCACCAGTAAAAGAAGAGATATCTTTACCAAGATTAATGCCCTGTATGACATCTTGCTTCTTAAATGGTTCACCAGAAATGAGAGCCATAGTCCAAGAAAGTAAAACTCCGAAAAGTCTAAGGCAAAATTCTTTAGTTGCAGTATATACAGATTGGACAGCCTGAGGAACAACTAATATATTTGCCTTACGGGCATGAGCAATTTTGTGTGGGGCCAAACCATACCACATAGCCAAAAATTTATCATTATAAGTCTGATAAACCCAAGAAAGAACTTGACTAGAATTCTCCCTTAGTTCTTCAAAACTACAACTAGGGGTACGAATAAGATTAAGAAGATTGTTATTATACAAATATTCATAAACTTCACTACGAGTAGACATATTACTAATTATATTAATGTGACGCTTAACATCGGGTGCGACATTAGTCTGCACAGAAGTTATGGCGTCTCCTAAAATAGTAATTTCTTCTTGATCAGTTACATTAAAGGCACTAGCTATAGTACAAATAAACGTAATTAAACTAGTTACAATATAAGTCTTAAAATTATGAATGGTGGTTAACCCACGCTTAAAATTATACATATTCAAACTAAATGCAGTGAGTTGGGAGAGAACGCTAATTACGGCAATTCCTCCCAATCCATGCTTCCTAAGAAAACTACCAACATAAGTACGAATAAGTTTAAAACTAGTTTCATCCTCAAGTTCGAAGGGATTTTCGAAATTAAGGGAAGTGTCTTCAGAAGAAGATTCACCAACTTGTTCAGAACGAGCCTCAACATCGGCCGTACTCAACGGACTCGACGAAGGGTTGGTTCCATAAATTGGTTGAAAAGTTGAAGTAGATGCAATCCCAGGGAACACATCACCTGGAATATACATATAGTCGCTTTCTTGAGACATCGTAAGGTTTACTTGCGATAATAACACTTTGAATTTCTGAGAAACACAAATGTGTTCTTCGAACCCGTACCCAGGTACTGTCAGTTCGGAAAAGGAATTCTGCATGTGCTTATTAGGCACATGGGG